GGAACTAACAAGGAATATAAAATGGCTTTAGAAAAGAAAGTAACATACGATTATGAGGTTCGTGGAGAATATAAATGTATTCAACAACGAGCAAGAACTGCGGTTTTAGAAGATGGTAAAGAAATATCATTCTCATACCATAGAAATTCATTTATGCCAGATGCAGATGTAAGTGGTGAATCTGATGAGGTAAAAGCATTGGCTGATACACTATGGACAGATGCAGTTAAAAAAGCGTATGCAGATAGCAAAAAATAATTAATTAACTAACAAGGAAATACAATGGCTAAAAACAAAAAAGAAAAGCCTGAGACATTTACTTATGAAGATAAAGAATATGTTGTTCAGGATATGAAAGAAGAAGAGCAAGTGTGGTACTTTCACGTTAGAGACTTGCAAAACAAGTTGAATACAAATGCCTTTACTGGTGACCAGTTACGGGTTGCTCAAGATGCTTTTGTAAAGAAACTAACAGACTCTTTGAAAGCTGAACCTGAGGAAGTAGAGGCTGAAGTAGAGTAATGATTGTAAGGTACGCCCATGATAATGATGTGGTTATTCACCTTAACAATAAAAAGGGAATGAGCAAAAAAGTAAAGTTGGCTGATGGAACTTTTATCACATTAACATATCCAAGTGCGAAAAAATACTTTCTTAGAAATGGTGAGTCTATAATTAAAAAAAGTGACAGTTTTAAAACCATTGAAGAAGCATATGTGAAGGAGTGTGGAAAATTAAAGGACTCTGATAATTATGGGCGTATCGACATTGTAAAACACAAACTAGTAAATAATAAAGTGGAGGCGAGATGAAAAGCCCATTAACAAAATTAGTTAGCTGGCAGATAGAAACAGGACAGCTTGATGGTTGGACAGCTTATCATTTGGCGGCAGGGGCATTTTTATGTAAAATATTTCAATGGCTTGATTTTAGCGATTTATGGTGCGTTTTAGGCGTATTGATAGTTGGTGTGGCTTGGGAGGTTTTTGAGTGGATAATAGAGAATTATGAGCCATACAGGACTAAAACTAGATGGGCATACAATACGATGGCTGATATAGTAGTAGAAACAGCTATTGCATGGTGGATGGTTGTTTGAGTGAAAAGCCTAAGATGGCAAGAAGTTATAGGGGGGCAGTAGTTGATGATAACGCTATTATATCAATTAACATTAAATGGTTACTTCAATCAGCCGTTGTTATTGCCGGGCTTGTGTACTCATATTATTCAGTTATTCAAAGAATCACAGAACTAGAAAAAGGTATATTAGAAGCAAACAGCACTATTACCGAATTAGTTGAAAAGCATATCCTTGAAGAACAACAAAGATTTGCGGAAATGGAGGAGGAATTAAAGTGGTATGAAAAAGCATTAGGTAAAAAGAAGAAGAAATAATGGACTTTATGGCGGTATATGGCGAAGCGGGAATGATAGGCGTAGTCGGGGCTATGTTTGTATATCTAGTCATTTCTTTGTCAAACAAATCAGCACAGCAACAAGAAACTTTAGAAAATTTAAAAGTGGAAAATAAAGGTCAAAGTGAAACACTTGAGAATATGGAAGGTATGGTTATCAAATTAATTAATAGGTGGAATCAGTCAGATGATAAGCTTGATAGAAAGTTTGACGCATTGACAAAAGAAATTAATGACCTTGATAATCAGGTTTCGAGAATAGAGGGTTCTGTGTCTAGAATAAATGGCAGGCATTGATGGCTAGAGACCCTAGATTAAAAAGATTTGGTTTAAGTGGTTACAATAAACCAAAAAGAACACCGAAGCACCCGACTAAAAGTCACGTTGTATTGGCTAAGTCTGGAAACAGAACAAAGTTAATAAGATTTGGGCAACAGGGAGTAAGGGGAGCCGGTAAAAATCCAAAATCAAAAGCTCAAAAAGCAAGAAAAAGGGCATTTATGGCTAGGCATGCGAAGAATATTGCTAGGGGGAAAATGTCAGCCGCTTATTGGTCAGCAAAGGTTAAATGGTAATGGATTACGAACCAGTAGATAAATATAGATATGACGTGAAAGAAAGACTTGCAAGAATAGAGGCTATTCTACATAGAGAGCTTCCAGATATTAATGAACAATTAAAACTTGCTAATGGCAGAACAAGGTCGCTTGAAAATTGGAGGAATTACATTCTTGGTGGTATGGCAATAATTACATTTTTATTAACAACCATAAAATAAGGAAATACTATGGACATTAAATCAATGTTAGTTAGACTTGCTGAAGAGCAAGCAGAAAAAATGCAAGAAGAGGCTGTGAGGCATCTAGGCTCTGAGGAGATGACTGAAAAGATTGCATCCGCAATAAATAAGCGTATTGACATTCCATTTGTATCTGAAGATAAGGAACAAGTTTTTTTTGAAAAAGTAGTAGATGTGGTAACAGATGTTCTTGAGGGTGTTTTTAAGGGTAAATAATGATTGACTCATTACAGATGCTTACTGTTATAAAGCAAACCCTACAAAAAATGGGTTCTAAGTATTATAGCCACGATGCAATGATGTTGATATTTAGAACAGGGTTGGTAGAGTCTAAATACAAGTACATAATGCAAAAGGGTGAAAACAATATTGCTAGAGGGTTTTGGCAATGTGAGCCTTGGGTAGCTGTTTCTCTTTGCAATGACTATTTAAAGTACAGAAAAGACCTATTGAAAAGAGTTGCTGAAATATGTCATTTAGATTGGAGTTATTTTACAAAACCAGACGAAGATAAATGGAGAGAAGTATTAACAACTAATCTTATTGCTGGAATTGTAGTATGTCGATTGCATTATTGGAGAGTACCTAAAAAGATGCCTGAGACGCTAGATGACCAAGCCGCTTACTGGAAAGACTTTTATAACACCTCCAAAGGTGCTGGTACACCAGAACACTTTATTGAGATAGTAGCAAAATATGGGTGATGAGCTTGTACAAGATATTGATGGCAACATCATTGGTTGTAGGTATTGTGGAAGTAGGTCTATTAGGAAGTTTGGTTATTTATACAGAGCAAATAGCAAGAGACAGCAGTGGATGTGTAATGCCTGTGGAAAAAGGACTGTTAATCCAACAATATTAGAAAAAGCGGAATTTACAAAGGAAGTTCTTGACCCTGATTACATCCCTATTGAAGAGTTAATTGAGCATAGGAAGAAGAAATACACCATAAAAGCAAGGGGTAAAGAATCACGTCAGTTAATTAACATTAAAATGAATAGCAATGGTCCTATCGGTATTTGCCACTTTGGAGACCCCCACATTGACGATGACGGAACAGATATAGCTGACATTTATTCCCTTTGTAATCTTATAAACAAGACAGATGGAATGTATGCAGGGAATCTCGGGGATGTGCAAAATAACTGGATAGGTCGACTAGCTTTCTTACATGGACAGCAATCAGTAACAGCCAAGGAGTCTTGGAGACTTACAGAGCATTTCGTTAATAGCGTTAATTGGTTGTATTTAATAGCTGGAAATCATGATGTTTGGTCAGGCGATGGTGACCCTCTTGATTTTATAATGCGTGACCATAAAGGGGTATATGAAAAATGGGGAGCAAGATTAAATCTACAATTTCCTAACAAGAAAAACATTAGGATAAATGCGAGACATACATTTAAAGGGTATTCTATGTGGAATACAGCGCATGGAGTAGCGAAAGCCGCTCAAATGGGGTGGAAAGACCATATTTTAACCTGCGGCCATATCCATGTTTCTGGTTATCAGGTTTTAAAAGACCCCGCATCTGGCTTAATTTCTCACGCCTTGCAAGTTGCAAGCTTTAAGATTTTAGATGGATACGCAGATAAGCTAGGATTAGATGATAAAAACATTTTTAATGCACCGGTCACGATTATTGACCCTAAGTACGAGGATGATGATAACAGGCTCATTACAACAATTTTTAATCCGTATGAAGCGGCAGAATACTTAACATGGAAAAGATTAGCGAAATAACCACAAGTAATTATAGCCTAAACGCCTTTGAAGTTATTATGAAGTGTAAAGAGCTTGCTTTTGCTGTTGATTTAGCAAATGTTATTTGTGATAATACCAGTATTGATGAAAAAGAAATGTTAATACAGATAATAGAAGGGGTTAGAAGTTTAGAATTAGAAGTGATAGGGGTTGAATCTTTTACACCGGAGGCGAAAGCATAATGAGTACATATTACGAAAGTTATTGTGATACAACGACAGATTTATTATTTATAGAGCCGTATTTAGGCGAATACGACCAGAAAAGAGTATTGCCTAGTAATTGGGTAGAATCAGGTACTTCTAATCTATATTACCTTCATAATTCTGGGGATGTTAGCGGTCAATTATATAAAGATGGCGCAGAGCAAACTAAGGTTAGCGACACACCTAATGCCAATAATGAATATGAATACGATTCAGGCTCAGATAGGTTGCAATTTTATATGGGTGGATTAAGCGTTTCTTCTATGAACTCTACTTTATTTGAATCTGCTAGGGATTGGTCTGATTTGAAAACAGAGGCGGTCAAAAGAGCTAGTGATTTCGTAAGAACATACTTGCCTATACCTATTCATAAAAATAAAGGTGTTGGCACATCAGACGCAGTTGGCAATGATTACCCAGAGATAATTGTCAGAAGCACAGCCGCAATGGCTGTAGAGTCACTAATAAGACCTTATGATTCAGAAAAAGCAGATTTAGTTAAAAGCCAAGCCATGAATGATGAAGGTACTGGCTGGCTAGATATGATTAGGACTGGTAAAATTTCTTTATACAGTAGCGAATCTGAGCAAAGACATAAAGGAATAATTAAAACCGTTTCTGTTAATGCGAATACAACTGGTGGTGTAGTTGATGTTAAGGGTCGCGCAAGTACACAATGGGATGTTATAAAAATAATTATTTCAAATGGAGGAACAATAACTGCTGGTAGCGCGAACACTTCCGTCAAATATTCTACATACACTAGAAATGAGCAAGGCTTAAAAATGAATCAAGATGTTAATGAAGAGATAATAGATAATGGTTGGCAATCTGTTGGTCATAATATGTGGATAAGGTTCTCTCCGGGCTTATACACTACTAATGATGAATGGGAGCTTGAAGTGAGTGGTGTTGTTGACCAATCTTTTACGGCGATTAAGACAGTTAGGGCGACAAGGTACTGATGCCGCAAGCTTATACAAATATAATTTTCAGTAAAATAATAGATAATTTATCTATTATTATAAATAATGAATTTAATATTCCTGTTCACTATGATGAACACAAGGGTAATCAATCCTTTTTGCTAACCCCTGAATCAGACAGCCTTATTTCTCATCTTACATCTGGTATACATAGGGATTATGAAGTTAATATTTCATACCAATTAAAAACTGGTGGACAGTATACAAAGAACAATTTTAAACAAGTAAGTAATACAATGGAAAGACTGAAAAGGCTTGTTTTTAGTAATATATCGTACTCTAATGGAGATGATTGGTTTGACGCTGGCATTTCTAATATATCATATGAAAGAGATGAAGAAGATTTAAGCTTATTAATTGGATTAGCGATATTTAATTGTAGTAACATTGAAATAATATAGGAGACATCAATGGCTAAGAGGAAAAATAAGTATCAGGCAACATCAGCTTTTGATGTAAACGCTTTTGATAATTATAAAGGACTAGGTCAAGATAAACACGCAATGCTTTCAAAAGGGAAAATTGTAGAATTAGATTTTGAACCTACTGAATTATTAGAAAAAAAAATGATTAGTAAAGTAAAAGGAGAAAAATAATGGCGACATATTCAGGTAATCAATGGCTTGTTTATATTGGACAACACGCCGCGAATCAAGGAATTTTAACACAAAATGCTGATAACGCTTTATTTAGGATGAATTTAGAGTCTGTTAATGATATAGATTTCTCCGCTGGCGTGACTCAAGAGTTTATTCCAAGAACAGGGCAAAAGATTTTTAGAGAAGAGGATGTTTTCACTACACAGAACGGCGGAACATATACTTGGAGTTTTGATTGGCTATGCGACTCAGAAGAAATATTACAACTTCTTCTAAGGTCTGTTATGGAAGTTGATGGCACAACAGGATTATGCTCGATGGCTGGAAGCCTTGGGCATTCAAGCCAATATGCTTACAACCAAGCCGCTCCTGATTTTTCATTACAAGTGACTTTATTGAATCCAGATGCTTCAGAAACTAGATTACTGCACTCTGCTGTGGTTACTGAGCTGACATTAGCAATGGATGTAGGAACTAACGGTGGAAGATTAAGGGCAAGTGGTACTATATGGTCTGGTTATCGACCTACTATTGGAACAAATGCTGTTGCTGATGGTTCTACAGCCTCTAATACTGCCTTTGCTTTTGGATTACATGATTGTCACGCAATAGAGGTTGCAACCACACAAGTAACTGCTAATAATTTTTCCCTTACAATGAGTCACTCAGCAAATAGAGTTGGCTCTCAGGTTGCAAATAGTATTGATGGAGAACCTTCTGACTACATGAGAGATAGAGTTGATGTAACTGGGGCAATATCTGCTAAGATGGACGATACTATGGTTGCTCAACTACCTTTCTTTTTAGCAGGCACATCGAAACCAATTCTTGTTGGTGATGAGGGTACTGCTGGAGGCGGTAGCGCAACAAACATATTTTTTGAGGTTCCGCAGGCTAAATACACCGGTCATAATCTTGATTTAGGTAGTGAAGGTGGTGTTTTTATTGAGTTACCGTTTCAAGGTACTGCTACAGGGTCACAGAAGCTTGTAAATATTAAATTAACATAATAGCCATCGGGAGGAATAATGGTTGTAGATACTAAGTTTGGAGAGTTTGAATGCAAGGACATAACAAGAAAAGAACGTAGGGAATTTTACAAAAAGGTAAAAATGGCGTTTACATCCCAAGACCTTAACCAGCTACACTCGCTACAGGATGAGTTTACTGTATTAGCGTTTGAAGATGATGATAAAGCAGAAGATGCTTTAAAAGGGCTTACAGCGGTACAGGAGGATGAGGTACTTACTGCTATTATTGGTGCTTATATGGGGTTAGACTTGGGAAACCTTACTGGCGACTGAGATGTGCAGTCTGGTTTTCTAATTATGGATTACCAGATGTTTCATTCAACCTCCCCTATGAAGCTCGGTCGCCGGTATCTTCAAAGAAAAAAGAATATGTTACAGAAAAGGATATTTTAAACGAGGTTTATGAAATACTTAAAGAGTGCAAAAACAAGCAATACGACATTGGGCAAAGCCTGTTTTATCAAATGTCATTTTTTTGTAACCCGTCAAGGATTATATCCGATTGGTGTTGGGACATGATAAGCGATTATCACATGGTAAAGAAATTTAATATTCCTTTAGCGCAAGACCTAGAGTCTGCTAATCCTTGGCAATTAGATTGCTTTGCAATAATAGAGAATGAAATAACTCAAATAAGCTCTCACGAAAGGCAGAAAAATGGCTGAAAAAAACCTTAATATAAGATTAAGAGTTAAAGGGGGTAAACAAGCACAGGACTCCTTAGGCAAAACAGAGAGAAGTATAAAAAGCCTTGGCTCTATGGCGTTAAAAGCCGGTGGGATTTTCTTTGCGGCAAGAGGACTCGTACAGGGATTAAGCTCAGTAATAAGATTGTCTGGGGAACAAGAAAAAGCAGAAGCAAAGCTTAATGCTGTATTAAAATCTACCGGGCAAATCGCGGGTCTTACAGCCGGGGAATTAAAAAACATGGCTTCTTCATTGCAAGAAGTTACTACGTTTGGAGATGAGGCTATAATTGAGGCTCAGAGTCTATTATTAACCTTTACTCAAATTGGAGAAGATGTATTTCCGCAAGCTACGGAAACAATCCTAAATATGAGTACAGCCATGGGAACAGACCTACAGAGTTCTGTAGTACAGTTAGGTAAGGCATTAAACGACCCTGTGCTTGGTATTTCTGCATTATCAAGAGTTGGTGTCCAGTTAACGGAAACACAAAAAAACCAGATTAAACAATTCACAGAACTAGGAGACGTTGCATCTGCCCAGAAAGTTATATTAGGAGAATTGGAAACACAGTTTGGTGGTTTAGCCCGCGCTACATCTGAAACAATGGCTGGTTCTTTAGAACAAATGACAAATTCTATTGGTGACGCCGCTGAGGCTTTAGGTGATTTACTAGGACCAACAGTTGTTAGAATAGCAAACGCATTTAAAACTGCGGCTGAAGTTGTAGGTTCTTTTTTTAAAAATATGAATCCTCCAGATTTTGACAGTATAATTGAAAATTTAAAATCTGTAAACGCAGAAGTTGGACTAATTGCGGATATGGAAAGACTTAAGATTACCACTGAGTTAATGGATTTAAATACAGAGATAAGAAGTTTAGGGGAGGAGGAAACAACTCTAGAGGATGTTTCAAATAGGACTAAGAAATCTACTGAGGACTTAGCAACTCAGATGGTTAGATTAGCGAAGTTTACGGCTGAAGGGAATGATGCGACTGTTAGTTTTATTCAAAGGTCTGTTATTCCAATGATTCAGGAGCAAGCAAAAGAGGTGACTCAGGTCGGTCAATTAATTACTAGAAGAGAAAAATTAACAAAGGCTCTTGAGCTAATGGATGAAAAGGAAAAAGAGTCTGTTAATACTAAGAATGAAGTAGTACAAGTTAGCGAAAAAATGCTTACAGTTTTTGAGAGCGAATTAGGAATCCGAAAAAAAGTTTTAGATTTCCAAGTTGAAGCTATAGAAAAAGAAAAGATGACTGACGCTGAAAGACTCTCCGCAAAAGAGGAATTTAACAGTTCTATGCTTGGGATGTTTAATAGCGATTTTGATATGCGTAGAGTTTTAATGTCTCGACAGGCACAAAGATTTAGAGAGGCTGGAATCGAAGAATTACAAATAGCTAAATTTACATCAGAGCAGAAGAAACAAATTGCGGCAGACGAGCTTAGTTTTAAATTAGGGACAGTGTCTAGTTTAACAGGGGCATTAGGAAAGCTTAATACTGCTTCTAAGGGTAGCGCACTAGTATCTAAGAGGCTTGCCCAAGCAACTGCTTTAGTTGATACATATGCTGGTGCAAACAAAGCATTAGCGGCTTCACCTCCTCCATTTAACTTTATCGCGGCAAGCGCTGTAGTGGCGGCTGGATTAGCTAATGTGGCAAATATAGAAAGCCAAAAGTTTGCTATGGGTGGAGTAGTTCAAGGAAGAGGAAATCGCGATACAGTTCCGGCTATGCTTACGCCCGGAGAAGTCGTTTTAAATCAAGCACAGCAAGAAAATTTAGTCGGGGGTATGGGTGGTGTAACTCTAAATGTTTCTGCTCCCTTAATAGACGAAACAATACTTGACACCATTTTACCAGCAATAGAAAAAGCGCGAAAAATGGATTTAGCATAGTGGCATATGGGAATATAGTTGAAAACTGGCTATTTAAACTAAAGAATAGACAAGGCGGATTTTTATATTTATCCTTTACAGACGAAACTTATAGCTCAAATTTTTATCATGGCGTTATTTTAAACAAACCATCTATTCGCGAAACAATAGACCTATCAAATAGCTCCGCAAAAACAAGCAATATTTCAATTACCATACCTGACTTCACTTATCAAGGTAATCCGGTCGCTATCGAGCTATTTGGCGGCTCTAAAGACTATATAAACCAAGAAGTTACTGTTCACTCTATGATTAATAAGGGTACTCCGACTCAGATAGGTACTTTTAGATTAATTAACGTATCTAGTGATGGTATAAAAATTACTCTTTCGCTTACTTCGCATAGACCTTGGGATTTTATAACTATTCCTCAGGCTAAAACATCAAAAAATAATTATTTTCCAGTTGTATATGGATTATATGAACCGAATGCATCCACTAGGGCATCTCAAGCTTTTTGTAGTTCTATTAAAATGTATCCATGTCCAGTAGAAACAACTTCATCTGGTTATCTTCAGGTTTTGCAACCTCAGGTCTTAGACGGAAGTAGTGGTAAGGAGGCAAGGCAACACTTATATGAAAAAGATATTGATGCTTTTATTCCTTTAACAAACAGTAGTAATGCATACAGCGATACAGCTACAGCGCTTGGGGATGGACACGCGTCTTACGTTGATAAAAATTTATATAGAGGGTTTATTACTAAGGGATATAAGGAACAAAATAGCTCAGATAACGACTTTACAAGTCCTGAGCTTGCCATTGATAAGCAAAATACCGCAGACACAAGCACCTCTTCTTATAAGTCTTTTACCTTAAATAAATCAGGAAGTGACAATTCAACTTATGATTTAGTTCTTGATTGCCCTCAAATATCTGGAATAATTACAGAGAGTCAAATCGCTATTTCTTATATTCGCGCCATTACTCTTACTTCTGGCAGTGCAAATGGCGTTATAAGTGTCCAAGACCTTGGCGGAACTGATATGATAACTGATTATAATTTTTCCGGTGGAACGAATTCATCTTCTGGAACTTCTAATGATGTAACTCTTACATTAAGTAATGGTCAACTACCTACTAATTACGGTGTGAAGTTTGTAAATGGAATAGTGAGTGGCACTTATGAGATTACATTACGCCTTGATGTGAGAGATGCTAGATTAAAAATAAAGTCTAATTTAGATTTCGCTAACAATAAGCAGGCTTCCGTTAATTTTCTAAGTTCAATTAAAAATTTATATTGCGGCGCTGATGGGCTTACTAGGTCTTGGTCGTCTGGTTCCTGTGATGAAATACAAGAAGCTCATTTAGATTTATTAATTAGGTTTGCTGGATTGACTCAATCGGATGGTTCCGATATTGGTGACCCCAGTGATGATGATGAAGTTGATGGTTGGGGTGCATTAGACACAGCTAGAGATGGTTGGGATATACGATACTGGACGCTTAAGGAAGTTAAATTAATTGACGTATTAAATAGGATGGCTTTTGAAGGCGGTTTTATTTTTAGGTTTAAAGCGGATGGTAAACCGCAGTATATACATATTGCAAACTCTCCATCAACTAATCATACTTTATCAAAGGACGATATTTCAGGTATTAAAATAAATATTTCACCTTTTTCTGAACTAATTACAAAACGCAACATTGTTTATGAAAAGCATCCAGCTGAAAATAGATATATAAGCTCGGTAACTGCAGTGGTTACATCTGGGACAACCCCTCGTACAAAGTGGAATATACAAGCAAAGGAGAATATTGAAGAGGTGCAATTAGAAATGTTAGTAAATAAGGTTGCTGATATTGATGGTGATGGTGACATAGCAGATGAGAACACTAACGATTCTTTTGCGGCATATTATAACAATATTTATGGGGATTTAAAATTAATTGTTAATTGCACTGTCGTGAATCCGGCATTTTTTGGAATTGAAGTCGGAAATATAATTGAATTTAATGAAGATAATATGTTCCCTACATCACCTATGGGCCACAATTCTTCGACTTGGAATAATTTAAAAATGATAGTTACCTCTACTAATAGAACTCTAGGTAAATTGTCTATAACTACTAGGGAGATTTAAAATGGCAAATATGGACGTAAGGACGCCTAAATTTTTCACAGATACCATTAGTTTTTTAATGTCAATCGGGACTGCACAAAATGGTAATTTTGATGTTGTTTCTGGAAGCGACTTAATTACGACCTACGTAACCGGTAGTGAGG